GACCAGTACTTCGCTTTCAACTTACTGAGAGTACCTTTGTCGCAGCCATGCCTAGCACGGAACGATTTCCGAGCCTTTGGGTTCGACTTACGAATCTTCATATTAGCATCACCAAAACGGACAATCTTTTCTTTTCCGTTTTCGCATGCTTTAACAACAAACTTTTTGCCACCAGAGACCTGACGCTTTGGCTTGTTGCACTTCATTTTGGACTTGTCGATCTTTGCCATTACAAAGGTCCTTGTTCGTCAACTATTACGCCTTCAAACGTGGCGGAAACAGCATTTACTTGATTTTTGTTACAAATAGCTCGGACTTCCAAATCATATTTTTCAGGAAGCCGTAGAGGGTGATAGAAAGGAAATAGTAGTTCTGCACCAGTAACATCAATCTTAACTGCCGTGCGAAATACTTCACCCGGTGGTCGAATCATAAAACGGATAGTCATAAAAGCACCAGAAGTGTCGGTGCCGTGAGTTGCTGTACCGTTGTTTATGTATAACGATTTACCGGCAGGGACGGTGTACACCGCCATCAGAGTTTGATTTTCACCAAGAGTGATTCGGGCATAAGTGGTGCCGGTGTTTGTTATATTTATAGTGCCTAGTGGTGTTTGTGAGCCGGTAATAAAAGCCCGGAAAACTCTGATAAAGAAACCGTCTGTTTCGGCAGTACCGCTACCGTTTAACGTAACAGTTTCTGTGAGTTCATTATAGTCTGCATCTAGCCCGCTAATAACCACCTGAACGTCTTCGTCATTTGCACCGTCTGTACTAGTTGCTGTCATTTTCACAGCAGAAGACGGGTAAGCATATATGCCGCCAGCGTCCCAAATAGTCTCGTTAACATTAACGATGTTCGGGTTATAGCCATACTTAAATAAAGTAGAGTGGCCCGGGATTTGTCCCCGAGCCACCTGAAGCTCAAATGGTTCGCTTGTCCCGACCTGCGATATTGATCTTAGATCGTAAACACCCATTTGATCACCTATGCGTGAAACGCTGTTAGGTTAGTAAACACTGTTGTTCCAGCGGTGTATGGGAAATAACACCCATTTTCAAAGATAACGCCTTCACCTGGAATAGTGACATCGCGTTCTGCAGTCGCTGAAGCAACGGTCCCTAACTTGAGTTTCTCTGTACCTGTTGCGCTTCCATTGGTGAATGAAACAGTACCTGAAGTCGCTGAGTTCACAATAAATGCACCCTTTAAACGGGCGCGTTCTGCGAAAATAACGTCCAAAGCATCGTTAGACATGCCAACAGAAAGAGTGCCAGCAGTGTCATCATCTACTGTAACTGCTGTCACTGTACGAAAGTACAATGTACCAGTAGATACACCAGAGGCTGTCACACCGATAGCTTCTGTTTGGGCTGTTCCATTAACGTCGGTCCCTGTGACTGTGACAGTACGAGCACTATCAGCACCAGAGGCTGTCACTGTGATCTTACGAGCGGCGGTGAACGTAGCCACCCCGCCCGAAGCATCAGTTCCATCGATTGGAATAGCTTGTTCGCCGCCACCAGTTAGCTGCTCCGCGGTACAAACGCTTGCGGCATCCGCGGCATTAGTGTCCGCTTCAATAAATTTAGCCTTTACGTCTGATCCAGCCATGAGCTATCTCCTCTTAGGTTAATGCTGATGTGTCAACAGAAACCCAAGCAGTTCCGTTACTGACAACTAAAGCAAACTCATCGTTGCCTACACCGTTATCTGTAATAACGTACAAAGCGCCTGTGTTACTTGCCGCTGCTGGGAGTGAAGCTGTAACTGTTGAAGTCAACGTGATTGACCCCGCGACGTTACCTGTAACAGAGCCAACGAAGCCAGCAGTTGAAGTGACTGGACCCGAGAAAGTAGTTGAAGCCATGTGTAATACCTCTTGCACAAGGATTAGCTCGTTAGTCTGTGCAACGTCAGGTGGAACATCCTGTCTAACAAGCTATGTGAGTTCCATTGTTCTTAGTATACATACAAAAAAGAGGGGCGCATAGCGCCCCAAATGTCTTGAAGGAAGTAACCGTTGAGAGGGAACTCAACAACCCTATGAAACCACAATAAAAAAGGGGGCACAAGGCCCCCTTATTCAGTAGTTTTAAAACTACTTACGCGGCACCTGGCGAACCGAATACAGCGCGTGGATCCGAGAATCCGAAGCTGTAACGCTCACGCGCCTTGAAGCGCATGTTGCCAGTGTCGAAGTCCGCTTCCATGTTAGTTGAAAGTGGAGTCCGCTCGAAGTGGACGAATCCACGAGGTGCGTCAGTCATGATGAAGAACGCGTCTGGATCTGTCAGGAAGTCGTTGACAGCATAGCCGTCAGGCAACATACCCATAGAACGCAAGGCGTTTACATCGTTGTCTGCAGTACCAACACGAAGGTTAGATACCATCAGACGCTCTGCAATGAACTGAAGCTGACGTGGAATAATCAACTTAGTACCACGCAGTGCGACCTTCAAACCACGCTCATCGACGAAACCAGCGATGCTGATCAATGCGTCTTCGAGTGAAGTTTCGTTAAGGTCTGCAGCAGTTGTAGGCTCGTTAGAGAACGTGCCGCCATTTGTCAGTGGGTGGTCAGTCGCACAAAGCGCCTTACCGTCACCACCAGCACTAGCACCTGCAGTGAACGCGTTGTTCAATACAGAAGCAGCCTTGACCTGCTTGGTGTGAGCCATTGAACGGGCAAGAGCACGAGTGTAGCGAGAAGAGAGACGATCATACAGATTGTCTTCCACTGCTTCTTCAGTGATCGAGAATGCCAGAGCAATAGTCTCGTGGTTATAACGTGCTGTGTATGCTTCTTGTGCATCATCAAAGCTGATGGAAGATCCTTCAGACTTTGTTGGTGCTGTTCCGAAGCCAGACAACATTACTTCTTCTTCAAACGCACGGTCAGAAGATTCAGTAGTGTAGATCTCAGCGTGTTGGTTTTCATACCGAGCGTACTCCATGCCAAATAAGGCATTGAGACCCGGCTCCAGTTCTTTCGCTAATTGAGCGCGAGAAATAGCCATTATCTAGTCTCCTTATACGCCAAGTACACTAACAGTACCCTGAACGATAGAGCCGTTCGGAGCATTGAAGTGGTTGTTGATACGAACAATCATTGGGACGCCAGCTACAGAGAAGTCTGAGTTCTCTGCCTGATCCATCACACCGACGATACGAAGCGGGAATGCCGCTGTCGTTGCCGCTGTTGCGATGTCCAATGACGCAGACGAAAGTCCAGTTGTGTCGTCACCGCTGTTGCCACCTGCAAGCTGTGCGTTTGCAAAGACTGTCGCACGAACTTCTGCTTCTGTATCGAAGTCAGTAGTTACGTTTGACGTAGCGATTGTGAACAACTGATTAGGGTTGTCGTAGACAAAGGCTTTGACAGGGAAGTTTGAATCCGCGCCAGAACCAGGCCAGTAGTTAGAAAACACTGTTTCACCAGTTGTCGAGCTAACGTATTCGCAACCATTAAACACACCCAAGATAGATACAGTACCACCCGCTGCCGCTTGGAGGTCGTCAATGACCCCGTCCGCCGTAGGGATGACTGCCATACCCTTGTAAATCTTGTTTGTGTTTGATGATGAAATACGATACTCGGTCAAACCAGTGGAGTTAGGTGCTGAACCTAAAATACCATACGGACGAAGTCCGAAGGCTCCATTAGAATTTGCCATGAGTTTTTACCTCGTAAAATTTATCAACTGTCGCTTTTGCGACCACCAAAACTAACCCGACTCTGCCTATCACTATGCATCGGCATTGAAGGGTGTTGTTCTTTCATCATGTCTTGGTCAACAGCAGTCATTTGCTCGCGGGTCCGGAGCCCGTAATACTCGGATCTTTCTTTTGCTGTTTCCGCAGGAATCCGGCAAAGCATTAAGCCTCCCTGACCTATTACTCCTGCGTGCCTACCCTCGTCAATGACGGGGTAATTGTAATCGGGGTACTCTTCAGCACGGACAGGTTCCCATCCTTCGCGTAATTTAGTGTGGACATTCATTGTGTCCTCTTCATTACGCATTGCTGTACGAATCCAACGATGTACATAGCCCTCTGGGGCTGGTGGAGCTTCCAACCGACTCGGTGGAGCCCACGGTTTTCTGCGCTCTTCATCTGAGCGATTCTTTGCTGCGCGTGGTGTGCGATTTGTTTCTGTCATGTCAGTCTCCTTAGTCCTTAACGTACTTAGCGTATTCTTCAAGCGGGACACCAAGCTTCTTGGCTATCGCCACCTGAGATGGACTGAGCTTGACTTTCCTGCGCCCTGTAGGTTTTCGAGATGCTGAAGTGTCAGCAGATGCGACCTGTCCACTTCTCCCATTTTTCTGACCGGCAAACTTGTGCGGAAACTCCGTACGAATTTGTCGATCTATTTCATTGTAGTACTCATCGGAAGTAGGATCAAACCCTTCTTCTTCGACAAGTTTACGATGAATTCCAAAAGCGGCATACGTCATGACCTCGTCTTGACCAAACCACTCGTTCTTTGATGCCCAGTCCTGGGCCCTTGGATCGGGCTCTGGAGCACGCTCTTGCTGTACAGGTTTTTGTACAGGTGCGGCCTGCTGTTCTGGGGCGCGTTGTACTTGCACACGTTCCTGTTGCTGTTTTGCAAGACGGTAACGCTCCTGCTCAATCGAAATTTTCGACAGCATTTCTTGGGCTTCAAACATCTTGTCCACGTCACCGCGGTCATGAGCATCACGATAAGCCTGCTTTGCAAGATTCTGCTGATGATCTAGTCGAGCACCATACTCAGTTAAGTGGGCCTGCTGTGAGCCTTGCACCTGAGTTTTTAGTTTTTCATTTTCTTCACGAAGTTCTTTCGCCAGTCGTACAGCTTCTTCACGGTCACGTTCTTCCTGACGATACTTTTCCGTTAGCTT